AAGATTATAAACACCGGTAGGACCGCTAGAGAAACGGATATATGAATCCCCAGAAGCTTGCGTGTTGAAAATAGTTTCTGGTAAGAAAGGCTCTCCACCTTCTGCATAACCTTTATTGGTGATGCCTACTAATCCAGAATTAGCAACTGTGCCACCATCACGCATAATCGTGAAAGCCTCTTGCGTCAGAGGCCCACCGCTTTCCTGATGGATGGAAAATCTATCTTTACTCATTATTGTTTCCTTATGTGTCTATTTCGTCATGATAGACGATGCTGAAACCTTTTATGGTTGAAGCGGATTTGATTCTACTATTGAATTTTTGAGCGACCTGAACTCCTGAGTCAACTGTTCCGTACATTACAGAATAGTCGTAGCCAACTGGGTTTCCGTCTAAGCCAACAGTTTCCCCGGACCTAGAGATCATATTTACATCTTTCAAGGTTGTATATTTATTATCTACGTGGGGCTCTTGAGCAATAATCGCTCTTTGTCCTTTTTCTTCAAACGGCTCAACAAAGTAACCCATGCAACCACTTTGGTGAATCAAGCCTAGTGTATGTGCGTCATTATTATTGATGATTCTATCTGTTTGTAGATGGCGACCGCTTTCTATCTGCATAGAAATATTGGACTGCCATCTTCCACGACTAAATGGTGAGTCATCGTCTAGGCACTCAACGATTGGATCTGGAGATCGGTATATAAACCTGTAGTCTCTTCTGTAGTCATGACCGCTAGAATGTACCTCGAATCCAGCACCGTCTAGAGATTGATCACTTAGAAAACCGCAAACCGAGGAGTTATGAAAACCTAGACCGTCTGGATCGCAAAACCCACTAGTTGCTAAGTGTAAGGTCTTGCATTCATATAAACATTCTGATATGTTGTTGTATACTACGTCGTTTGCGTGTAATTGACCGCTAACTACCATATCGTTAAAATAACCATCCCAAGGTAGTGCAGGATGACCTAGAGCAAACTTACCACTTTCGCTAGGAAGCAAGTCTCCATGAACAGTCATCTTGGATCTAGGGCTTAACCCTTGAGGTAATCCAGAGGGCTGTCCTCCAACACCGACAAGACCACCAGAGAAGTAAACAATCTCATTTATGCTATTCCAAGACCTATGCTCGTTTCCTAAGTTGAAGGCTTCGTCTAATGTGGGAGAAACATCTCCAGATACTTGCAGCATACCAAAAGGATGTAAAGAGTTAGTGCCTATAGCAAGTCTATGGTCGCTTGGATTTAAGTCGCCAAAAAGTAAAGGTGCCACGCCGGTTGTTATAGGGTCTTCGTTTTCGTCGCATAAAGATTCTGTTTCGATTGGGTAAGATCCAACCACAAGTTTATAGCTATCGTTTATCATATAGTGACCAGCACCATGACCAATAGCGATATTAAAATCGCCCTGCTTGTTATTTGCTAGGGCGTAAGAACCAAGACCAATATTGCCACTACCATTAACCTTTCCTACTAAAGAGCTAAAGCCAACAGCCGTGTTGTTACTTCCGTAAAGACTACAGCTAAGAGAATAGGAGCCTAAAGCTGTGTTTTCAACTCCATTGTAGCTATTTTTTAGTGATGCGTAACCATAAGCAGAAGTATCATAAGCACTTCTTCCAGCCAGATCTAGCTGGCTTAACGCAAGAACGCCACCCCTAGTATTTCTAGACTCAGGTGTGCAAAAATTGTCTGCACATATGTCCCCATCAATAAAATTAACAACAGAGTCAACTAGGTTAACTAAACTTGTTCTAAGATCTAAAGGAGAAATTTGCTGAGTAGAATTGTCTGGGAGTAACGTATTTATAGACGCAATATAATCTTGTTTGCTTAGAATCATCTTTTTACCTGTTAGCTGAATTTGATTTTCAGGGTAGATAGATCAAACTTAACAGAGTCACCTTGGTAAATAATGCGGGGGTTGTTAAGTTGAGCGTACATTAACATATTTCCAGTTCCCCATTCTCCAGAGTCAACAATAGCAACTCCAGACACCCAACCCCAATCCTGAAGGGCAGTATCAAAAACGATTGTACTGTTATTTTTAATTAGGCCGCTCCCAGCGTTATGATCGTCCTGATCGTAAAGCCAAGAAGTGTTACCATTTGTTGATGGATTTCCAAGATCGTATCTCCTGTAACCATTATCTACAAGACCATCTCCAGAGGGCAGTTCTGGAAGCTCTCCAGTTCCCTGTAGAGACTTGGCGTTCCCAGTATGGGAATCCGCTGGCACACCGCTACATAAAGCAATAGCGATATTTGCGGGCTTAGGGAAAGAATCTCCCCTGAAGACGTGGTGGAGCAGCCCTGACTCCAAATAATCTGATAGTGCAGTCATTGTATTTTTTCCCTTGTTTCCTATGGGTTGAACGGCATTTATACCATATTATACACGAAAAAAGGGCCAAACCCCAATCTAGGAGGAATGGCCCTTGTATATGAAAACAATAGGCTTAGAAGGAGCCAAGGATAATACGACGATTATCCAAAACGCCAAAGCCAAGCTCCATCCAGCCGTAGTAACCTACACGCTGTTGACGGTGCATTGTGGGATCTTCAAATACCTGAAGAGCTTGCTTCATAGGCATGATGAAGCTGTCAGAGGTGCTTTGATCAAGACCAACAACCATTTCCAAGTCGCTGGCTTCTACAGCACCACCAAGTGCATCAGTGAAGAAGTTCTGGTACTCTTGACCTTCTCCAAGCTCATCCAAGTCACGCAAGTTAACGCCAAAGACGTTGGTGACTGGGCCTTCGCCGGGAGTGTTGTAGATCTTCTCACGAGTAGCGTCAGAAACTTGATCCAATCCCCAGTTACGCACGTCTTCCAGAGCCTCTGGAGACAGGTAAAGATCGGTCAAGCGACCACGGTTAGCAGAACCGGTGTTGCCACCAGCATTACGACGCATAACGGTTTGCATCAAAGAAACCAAACGCTTGGTGAACATTCCAGCAGTGGCGTCACCATCGTAAACCAAGATGTTACGATCAACACCAGCAGCCAAAAGCGTATGCCATGCGTCATCGTTCATCTTCTTAACGAAGCCAGCTTCCATGACTTGAGCTGCACGAGCAGCGATGTCCCAACGAGCTTCACGAGCATAACGCAACAAGTAGTCGATGCTAGAGGTGATGCTGTAGGTTGGAATCGTTACGTAGTCACTTTCAACCGCACGCTCAGGAATACGTCCATGACCGGGGTTGGTGTAAGCTACGTGCTCGCCTTCAAGTCCGGGAGCAATCATATCCAAAGGATACTCAGTCGAGCTTCCGGGTTCAACGTTGATTGTTTCGAAGATATCACCACGGATATTTCCAATCAAAACGCCTTTACGAAGTGGGGTTTCAAGAGCTTTTGCAAACTCACGTTGAGCAGCGTAAGCCACATTCTGATCATTTTCACCTGTCTTTTTGTAAAGACTGATGAATTCGTCGCTAGGTCTTTCTGTGTATGACATTATATTTTCTCCTTTTATTGTTTAGGCTTATGCACCGAAGTTGGGAAGATTGACGTGAACTTTAGCGTAGCCGTCAGCGTCCTTAGCGGACATGAAACGACCAATAGCTAGATTACCAGAGGCGTCAGCGTCAGCGGCAGTCGTGGAAATGTTTCCAGCAACCGAATCAGAAGCGTAAGCCAAGTCACCGGGGGCAGGGGTTCCGTCAACATTGCTGGTCAGAACGTATCCACGGGTCATAACCGTAACTTTGCCACCTTTTTGAACTTCGTCTTTGTACCAGTTCATGTGGGTGCGAGTTAGGTCTTTGTTAACAACATCGTTTAACAAGATGCCGACAGGAACATCGGTTGGAGCAGCAGCTTGGTACGATACGGTGTTTTCGCCTTGATCCATAGCAGCACCAGAAGCACTGAGCAGGTCCAAGCAAACAACTCCACCGCGAGTAGCGGTTCCAGCTGTGTAGAAGTAACTAATGTCTGTCGATTCTTCGAATCTATCTGCTTTAAGAGCCATGATTATTATCTCCTTTGAGTTTTACTTGTTGAGTACGTGATTAGAGAACCAGTCAGCGACCGATGCTCTGGTTTGTGAAATTTCATCCACTTCATCGGCAACAACAAGCGTTGCTTCGGAAGTTTCTACTTCTTCGAAAGCTTCTGGAGTGATTTCTGCTTCGACTTCATCAGCCTTGGCTTCTTTCTCTTCCTTTTCTTTCTTCTTCTTTTCAATAGCCTCTTTAACAGCGGGAGGCATAGCAGCTTCAGCTTCGTCTTCTTTCTTTTCCATTTTCTTTGCTTTCTTCTTCATCAAAGCAACAACTGCTTCAAATGCTTCATCAGCAAGAACGTCAAAGTTAGCCAACGACTCTTCAACTTCATCTTCTTCAAGTCCAGCTTCGATCAAAGAAGCCTTACGCTTCTCCATCTTGGCCTTCTTCTTCATTTCTTCCATGTCCTTCATGGCTTCAGCCAATTCGGTTTGGGAAGTAGAAAGTGCATCTTCAAGTTCAGCGATACGAGCTTGAGTTGACTTAACGGTTTCGTTAAGCGTATCAATCGTAGCTTGGCTTTCTTCTGCGGAAGCTTCGAAAGCAGCAACCTGAGAAGCGAACTCTTTGTCTTTTGCTTCTTCGATTTGTGCCTTGATAGCTTGATTTTCGGCTTTAGCTGCTTCCAGCTCAGCCTTTAACTCAGATACCTGAGTCGATAGTAAATCGGACATGTCGATTTCTCCTATAGTAAGTTTAGAATTATCTTCTACGTTAAATTGTGCCATGCTTTTGCCTGAAAGAATTACACTTCTGGGATTAGCTGGCTTGCTAACCAAACCAATACCTGAAAAAGAAATGTTCTTCAGAGCACGACCTACCTTGTAACCTTCATATTCACCCGTTCCACCGTAAGATCTTAGATGCTTGGTCAGGAAAGCAGATTCGTCATCTCTTGCTAAAATCTTTGCAACTCCCTTATCATCAATAAGAGCATAATCAAATCCAGCGAATAGACATTCCATAGAAACGTACCATTTGCCTTCTTCGACCTCTGCAATGATTTTCGACATGCGGTCTCTGTTTTCTTCCCCTGTCCAACTGTTGTAGAGTACGGCTTGAGTGATAATATCGAATTCATCAGGACGTTTTTCATCGTCATCTGCAACAGCTTTTCCATCTTTAGTTAAAACATAGCTACCAGTGATATGACCAATAATGTCATCTTCATTGTGCATGTAATTAAACTGTTTATCCTCTGGTGTGTTTCTCGCTTGCCAAGTTGCCTCAGAAACGAAAACGTCATCATTTTTGTTCCAACCCGTCGAAACGAGAACGGACTCTATATAATAAAGATCAATTTGATCCTTGTTCTCTGCTAGTACTTTCTCAAGGACTTCCTTGTTTTCGATTACTTCTTTAGCAACCGCCAGATCGCCCTTTTTTACAGCAGCTTCCGTACAGTAAGCAATACTAGCCGTCGATTTGACTAGTTCGCCTACGCCGTCTTCGATTTCCCGTTGATAAACTTTTATGGTCATAATTTCACCTCAGAGAATTATACACGAAAAAAATATATTTTTCTAAAAAAGCTAATTTTCGTTAAAAAACTGTTCAACATAAAGACCAATAATCATCTTTTTGTAGTTCTCAATAGTAACACTAGTGCCCTTAATATACTTGTATTCATTGGGTATTACGTTATTTGAGGATAGTGCTTTATGTAGATTTTGGTTATTTAATTCACACATGGGCTCTAGTGCTAGAAAAGCACCTAATTTAATATCTTCTAGCTCGTTTGCCTCGTCTTTTGTTAACTGTCTAGCATTAGACTTACCTTTAATTTCAAGGTAACCTTTATTAATATGCTGAGTGGACTCGAAAGCTGAAGTAGCCCAAAATATGAGTTCTGCAACTCCCGGCTTTGTTTTTGGGGTTTGTACCTTTTTCTTTCTTTTGCTATTTTCTATAATATTACTTGGTCTTCCTTGATTATCTTGCTTAGGCTTGTTTTGCTCGCGACTTTGTTGCAGTTTTGTATTTATATCTCCCTGCTTTTCTATCTTTTCCATATCCTTGCTATGATTAGCGTTATGGAATGGACTCGCTTTTTCAGGCAGCTTTTCTTTGTCTCGTAGCTTATCTTCTCTCTGAAGTCTAACCTTCTCAACGGTTGGAACCTCTTTGAATCTTTCAAGGACGGTTTCGTGGGATATAATATCGCGATCAGCAAGTTGTATTAGGAGATTTTTCTCAGAAGCCTCGTCGGATAGGCTCATTTGGTCATATACAACATGGAAAGGTTTAGCAAAACCCATAGCCTTTCTTACGTATTCTAGTTCGCTTTCCCAGAATTTTGTAAGTTGATCTCTTCCGTACTGTAGCCTTTCGACCATAGTTTTTAAGGAAATAAAGTTATTTGTAAAGCCGCCGCCGTTTCCGGCCATGCCTGTAAGCGTTGGGGGAACACCAAGGCCAGCATAAATGCTGTTTAGAACGGCTTGATATTTTTCAGATCCTAGAAACTTGTGTACCTGTGAGTTGCTTTCAGTGAATTTTAACTCAGGTCCGTATACAAGCTCCATAGTTCCACCGCCAGTATTGCTGGCTAGGATGTTTCTTAGTTTTGTCACGCCTTCTTTGGTCGGAAGGATTTTGTGATCTAGGTCACCTAATGTCCACAGGCGAATGTTTGATATTGCACCATCCAGAGCAGCAAGGTCTGCGAGCTTCATCTTTTCAAGCATGATGATATCATCTAAGATTGCATAGACCATTGGGTGTGCCCATTGCTGCCAATCATCCTTCTTGTAGAAGAATACTGACAGCCTGTCAGGATCTAGGGTGATCTTGCGTTTCTTTTCTCGATAAGCCTTCTGAACGTCTGGCGGAAGAGTTTCTAGAACATTAGAAGGGATAACTTCATCTTTATAGTTATCAAAGAATGTGTGTGTGCTTACTTGATAGTTACGTTGACCTAGAAATAAATTTACGTCTGCGTTTTTCATCTCTATAGAAAGAGGATTGAAGAAATTGTATCGCCAAGGAACTAGGGATTTTTGAATGCTTGGAATCTCAAGAACCACATCTTCGCCTTTAGCGGCAAGTGATTTGATGTATTTTTTAATTTCTGGCGTAATATTAGCATAACTTTTATATACAAAAACATTACCAGTTCTGTATAAGTTGTTCAGGAATCTTTCTGAGCGTTCTTTACCCGATACCTTTTTCCACCACTGCCTGATAAACTTTTCTGCACCTTTGTTCTCGTGTACAATATTAATACCCTGTGCTCCAAAGTCGCCCATTAAATCAATGATATTGCGGATAATTCCAACTTTATCATATGCATCCATGCTCATCTTGATAATTCGTTTGGACTTTTTAGGCACAGCCTCCTCTGGTCGAAACGAATAGTAGTCATTAGAGCTGAATGATGGTTTTACACTACGGTTAGGCTCTAAATCAAGAAAGCTTCTATGGTGGGCACGAGCTATTCCGTCATATGATTCGCCAGCCTCTGCGTATTGCTGGAAAGCCGTAGCTCTTCCTGCCACATCTCCGTCATTGTATGTTATGAGCGATTTATTATGTTCTGACATACCATATTCCCTTTAATCTGATTGTAATTGGACTGTTATGGTATTATACACGAAAATTCAGTAAACACCGTTCATACCGTCTGTAAACCAAGCTGGACCATTGTAATTCTTGCCTGTTGGGTTTTCTATTTTTTGAACGGTAGCAAAACCTCCATAAAACTCGTGAAGAATCGGAGACGGCTGTCTGGCTATAATTCTAGCGGCCATATTAGCCATGATCAATGCAGAGTACCTATCTTTTCTTAACTTGCCTTTCTTTCCAGTTCCAACAACGGTTTCTGGCGTATCCCATTTGTCTCTACCGGCTGCTGTCTGTGTGATCTGGATCATTGTAAGTTCGTCCTTCATGTCCTCGATCTCCATGACGCACTGCTCAAGAGTGTCGTAATTTCTGCTTTTTAAGCCGTCCTCGGCAGCAGATATACCTAACGAGACAGCATCAAACATTGGGAATAGTATAGCTTTATCTTCTAGGTCTTTTCTTAGTCCGTGATTAGCTTCTGACAACCAGTCATATTTAGCAAACTGACATAATTCTAATATATGTAAACCACGTTCGTCGTCAGAGTCTTTTGGTTTGTCCTCGTCAATAACCTCCCAGATTAACTGTTCTCCTTCTTCTAATTTGTTAGGGTCATGTAAATTTTCCATAATGGCAACGCCTCCACCTTGCTTATCCAACGCGATATGGGCACAAGGAAAGACCTTCATAAGATCTCTAATTTTTCTTGAGCAATAAGCATAGAAATCTGACTCTTTAGAGAAACCAGACTTAACCATGTCTTTATGCTGTTCGCGATTTGTTGTCCAGCAATGGACGATTCTTCTGTGGTCTGAATTTAACTCTAGAACAACAATACTAAAATTATCAACCTCAGAAGCGGGGTCAACACCAAACACGTATCTTTTTTTGGTATCCCCCATTAACTTAGCCGTAAAACATATTGTATTTCCGTCTTTATCTTTAATTACTTTCTTTGATTCTGTGTCGTGATCCGTAGTAACACAAGCCTCGATTAGTGACCGCTTGAAGAAGCCCTGAGAATCGCGTGTAAAGCACGCTCCGTACTCCATCTGATATACACCGGCATGAACAGTTGCCTTCGATCTGGCGACCTGTGAGGCGTCCATAAAGCCTTCTGGTAGCAGTTCGTATGGAACACGGATAATAGAGTAGTCTCTCCAGTTAAATTCTGGTGGAGGATCTTCTCCAAATATTTCTCTGAGTCTTGCTGGTTTACCGCAGCTTCTTATGATCCTTCTCCACTTTTTCCAGTATTCGGCAAAGTGGTTAAAATCATAATAAGCAGTACCGGATAATACGATTTGGTTGTCTAGTTTTTTAACAGAGCTTCCGACAGCCTGCTCTTCTTCCCATACTATACCTAATTCTTCTGCTTTTTTTCTAGCAGCGAGCATTTTTACATTCTCTACTGGGTTGGAACTAACAGCACCAAAACCAGCAACAACTGTTTCGAAAATTTCTCTAGGGATGGATGCAAAT